AACTTCACGCCCTGGACGATGACCGCCACGGATGCGCAGTTCCTTCAGTCCCGCCAGTTCCAGATCGAGGAGATCTCGCGCTGGACCGGCGTCCCCCCGCACCTGCTGATGCAGACGGAGAAGCAGACCTCATGGGGCACAGGGGTGGAGGAGCAGAACCGCGCTCTGGGGCGCACCGTCCTGCTGCCGTGGGCTCAGCGCGTGGAGCACCGCGCTTCCCGCCTGCTTGCCGTTCCTCGCTGGGTGGAGTTCGAGTTCGCCGGGCTGGAGCGCCCGTCCCCTGACCGCGAGATCGAACTGCTCCTCGCTCAGGTGGCCGGCGGACTGCTGACCGTGAACGAGGCGCGCGCCTACCGCAATCTCCCTCCACTCCCTGAGTCGGAGGAGGCCCCTGACCGGCAGGGGGAGCAGTCGGAGGAACAGGGAGGGGGACAGGATGAAGAGACCCGGTAATCTCTCCGCCCTGCGCGCGGCCTGGCGGGTCACCGCCGACGTGGAGCGCCGCACCTCTCCTTGCTTCCGCCTGGAGAACTCCAGCACTCCCACCTTCTATGTGTACGAGATGATCGGCGCCGCGGACACCGATGCCGCAGACTTTGTCCAGGCCGTGGGCGCGGTGAAGGGCAAGGTCATCGACCTGCACCTGAACTCCCCCGGCGGGTTCGTGTATGACGGGGTTTCGATGTACGAGGCGCTGCTGAATCACCCAGCGCAGGTGAATGTGCACATCGACGGCATGGCGGCCTCTGCGGCGAGCTTCCTTGCGCAGGCCGGTGACACCATCACCATGGCTCGTGCTGGGCGAATGATGATTCACGACGCGCAGGGGATCGGGATCGGTTCGCCGGCCGACATCCGCGAGTACGCAGACATCCTCGACGAGGTGAGTAACGACATCGCCGGTATCTACGCGCGGCGTGCGGGCGGTAGCCCGGCGTCCTGGCGCAAGGCGATGACAGCCACCACGTGGTACTCCTCCGATCAGGCGGTCAGCGCGAAACTGGCCGACAGGATCTCCGGTTCCTCCGGGCCGGACAACCGGACCCGGGTAATTCAGGCGCGGCACCGCGCCGCTCTCAACGCCCTGGAAGGGGTGAAGTAGTGCGCACCATCGAAGTAATCATGGCGGAGATGACCGCGCTCATCGACGGGGCGGCAGACCGCAGCCTCACCGACGACGAGGTCACCACCATCAGCAACCTGGAGACCGAGGTTTCGCAGGTCAAGGCCAGCGAAGAGGCCAAGGCCCGGGTTAAGGCGTACAACACCGTCGTGATCCCCGCGGGTGTCCCGGCTCAGCCGAAGGCCAAGTCCGACCCGCTGGCCGGCCTGCGCAACTACATGCTCACCGGGCAGATGCCGCGCAACGCGCAGTCCGAGGGGGTTCCCTCCGAGGGCGGCTACCTGGTGCCCGACGAGTTCCGCACCGAGCTGGTGGAGCGCCTGAAGGCGTTCGGCGGCCTGGCGAGCGTGGTCTCCCGGTACACGAGCGGCACCGGCGCGCCGGTGGAGTGGCCGACGGTGGACGACACGGCGAACGTCGGTGAGATCGTCCAGGAGGGCAACACCTTCTCGGCGGGCGCCGACATGGTGTTCGGTCAGAACCAGCTCTCCTCGTACACATACGCCACCGGCGGCAGCGGCTCCACCCCGATCCGGGTGTCCCGCGAGCTGATCCAGGATTCGGCTTTCGACCTTCAGGGTCTGCTCACGCGCCTGCTGGCCACCCGGATCGGCCGGATCCAGGCCACTCACTGGGTGAGCGGCACCGGCGTCTCTCAGCCCCTCGGGCTGGTCACCGGGCTGACCCCGGTACAGAACGTGGTCAACACAGGTATCACGTACAACTCTCTGGTCAACGCGATCCACTCGGTGGACCCGGCGTACCGGGGTAACGCCCGCTGGGTGTTCAATGATCTGACGATGGCGGAGATCGAGAAGATCACCGACTCGCACGGCGACCCGGTCTTCCGCGGGTGGGGCGCCGACCTCGGGCAGGGCTTCCAGGAGACCCGCCTCCTCGGGTTCCCGGTCACCATCGATCAGGCCTTCTCCACCGTCGTGGCGAACAGCCCGACCACGGTGTGGGGCGCGTTCGGTGACCTGAACCGCGGGTACGTCATCCGCGACGTCAAGAGCGTGGAGATCGCCGTCAACCCGTACTCGCGGATGGCCAACCGTCAGGTTGAGTTCACCGCGTGGGCGCGCGCCGACGGCACCCAGCAGGACACCAACGCCTACGTCACGCTCGCCGGTAAGAGCTGATGACCGGACGCACCAAGGTCGCCGATGCCGCTCCGTCTCGTACGGAGCGGCTCGACACCGCCCGCAACCACCTCGCGGACGAACTCGTCCGGGCAACAGACCCCGATCAGGGCGGCATGGACGTCGCCTACGCCGAGCGCCTTGCTGGCGTTCTGAGCACTTTGGAGCAGGTGAAATGACCTCCCGCGAGCTTGTCGTCCCTCGGGTACTGGGCACGGCCACCGGATCGATCGCCACCGCGACCACCCTCAACCTGGACTTCGGCACCCCCGATGACCTGAAGGTGGCCGTCGGCACCAACCACAAGCACGGTGACCGGATCGTCGTGGTCATCACCGCGTCGACGGCGGGCACCACGGACAGCACCTCCTTCTCCGTTCAGGACGCGCCGGACAGTTCGGGCAGCATCGGTACGCCGGCCACCGCCGTCACCACCACACTCCCCGCGGCGGCCACCGGCAACCAGACGGTGGTCATCGGCGTGCAGCTCCAGCCGGACCGGCCCTGGCTGCGTGTCCGGGCCACCCGCGCCAGCGGCACCACGGACACCCTCGTCGTGCGCGCCGTGGTTCTCTCCGTCCCCCACGGAATCTGAGGGAGACGGCCGTGAGCTGGGCACCTGACTATTCCACCCGCGCGGCGGTGCTGGAGTACCTGAATGACTCCGGCGCGGAGTCGTCCGGGTCTTTCGTCGATGCGTGGATCACGGCCGTCTCTCGCAACATCGATAAGCACTGCGGTCGGCAGTTCGGTCAGGTGGCCGCGGCCGAGGCGCGCACGTACAAGGGGACGTGGGACCGGTTCACCTGCGCGTATGTCTACGAGATCGACGACCTGATCGACCTGGACGACTACGCGGTCACGGACGCCACAGACGCCGAGCTGCTCCCGCTGAACGCCGCGGCGAAGGGCGAGCCGTACACCCAGATCGAGAGCGCCACCGGCCCGCGGCTCACCGTCACGGCTCGGTGGGGGTGGCCGGCGGTCCCCTCGTCCGTCGTCGCCGCGCTGCACATGCAGGCGGCCCGGCTCAACGCCCGGCGCAACTCGCCCTTCGGGATCGCCGGATCACCCGATGACGGGAATCAGATCCAGCTTCTCTCCCGCCTGGATCCGGACTTCATCACCACGCTGAAGCCCTACGTCAGGAAGTGGTGGGTTCAGTGATCCTCGCTGACGTCATGGACGAGATCGCGGAGCGGCTCCGCGAGGTGGGCGGCTTGAACGTCACGGCCTGCCCGCCCCCCACCGTCACCGCCCCGGCCGGGTTCCCCTCCTACCCGCGGCGGATCAGCTACGACGCCACGTACGGGCGCGGCATGGACCAGATCGAAGATCTCCCGGTCTGGGTGATATTCGGCAGGGTCACTGAGTCGGCCACCCGGGACCGCGCCTCCTCGTGGGCTGCGGGCGCCGGGAACTCCTCCGTCAAGGCGGCACTAGAGCGGGGCGCATACGCCTCTTGCGACGTGCTCAGCGTGACCGGCGCGGAGTTCGCCGACACGGAGATAGCGGGCGTGCCGTACCTGGCCGCTCGATTCCTTTGCGACATCGCCGGAGACGGGAGAATTTGATCATGTCCATGAGCACCATCTTGACCTACAGCCTTCAGTCCACCCTCTCATCGGCGCTGGATCTGGTGACGGCCACCTCGCCGCTCTCCTACTCCCAGCGTCTCGTCCTGGACTCCGGCAACGGTTCCGGGGAGGCCAACCTTCAGTGGTCCGACACGCGGACCATCGCCGCATCGGCGAACGAGGATCTGGACCTGGCCGGCTCACTGACCGCGCCGCTCGGCGGGACCCTCACCATCGTGAAGCTAAAGCTCCTGCTGATCCACGCGGCCACCGGCAACACCAACAACGTCCGGGTCACCCGCCCCGCCTCCAACGGCGTGCCGTGGTTGCTGGCGGCTTCCGACGGTTTCGACATCCCCCCGGGTGGCACCGCGCTGTTCGTCGGTCCGGCCTCTGCCGGTCTGGCGACGGTCACCGCGGGCACCGGAGACCTGATCAACGTGGCGAACTCCTCGTCGGGCACTTCGGTGACCTACGATGTGATCGTCCTCGGTACGAGCGCGTAAGGACAGCTGACATGGCACGCACCCACAGCAAGGTCACCGTCTGGATCGCCAGCGGCACCGACATCAGCGAGCACTGCAACCAGTCCACTTACGAGCGGATGGCAGACTCGCACGACACCACCACGTACGGGTCCAACTCGCACGTCTTCTCCGCCGGTCTGCTCAACGGCACGTGCACGCTCTCGGGGTTCTACGACACCGAGGTCACCAACGGCCCCCGGGCGATCCTGGAGCCGCTCGTGGGTGACGACCCGGTCACCTTCATCCACCGTCCCGAGGGCA